GCCGCCCACGGCAGACGCCAGATCGAAGTCGAAGCTCATGCTTTGCAGCTTGAGCGCCTTGGTCTTGGTGGCCGGGGATCCGGCCTTGTCGTCGCTGTTTTCCGTGTCGAGCTCGACGCTGGAGGAGACGCCATTCAGGGCGGCGATCCTCTGGCTGGAGACGCCCCACGTCTTGCCGTTCCATGATGCCATGACGGCCATGTCTATCCCTCCTTACTTCGGGCCAGAAGTGCCGCCTCCCATGCTGTCGGTGTGGGTGTGGCCGGTCAGGCTGATGCCCGTGGCGGTCACGTCTGCCGACAGGACGCTGATGCCCTTGTCCTGCATCGTGAGCGCGCCCTTCTTGACGGTGATGTCGCCCGGGACGATGCCGTCCCACTCTCCGTCCATGCGGGAGAGGATGATGCCGGTGCCGTCCTCGAACATAGCATAGGCGACTTCTGTGCCGGGGGTCAGGTTTCCCATCTCCCCGCGCAGATACCACGGGATCGTCAGCGGCCGCGTGACCATGCTGTCGGCGGTGCTTGGGAGCACTCTGGCTGTGGTTTTGTCTCCGTTCCTGTCGGCCTTTCCCTCCACGCTGGAGATCTTGCCCTTCTGGATCATTTGGTTGTTGCTGTTCATCAATATCCCTCCAGTGGCTTGCGGAGGTATAGCTTGCTCCGCGTCTTGACGTAGTCGTGCCGGATCCGACTGATGAAGGCCGTGCCGTCCCACGACTTAACGCCCTCGGTCGCCAGCGTGACCACTGAGCCCGCTGCGTAGTCTCGCAGCAGCGAGCCCGTCCAGAGGGTGCCGACGGTCGCGTTTTTATTGGCGTCCCGGAGCAGGCGCTTGGCGAAGCGGTCGGCCTCGCTCTGGTCGGTCATGCGGAAGGGCAGGATCCGGCGCAGCACCTTGTCGCCGCCGCTCGGGGCTGTGAAGGTGCCGGTCAGGCCGCCGTTGACCGCTTCGGCCGAGCCGTAGGCGTTGGCGCCCTCGTCGCGGTACTCGAAGTCATTGGCCGGGGTGATGGTGATGGTGTCGACGGGCTGCTGGCTTTCCATGTATGCCTCGTCGTAGACGACCAGCTTGCCGTCGTACACCAGAAACGCCGCGCCCTCGAGGGTGCAGCGGTTTTGAAAAAATGCGAAGTCTGCGAGGTTGTTCTGCTCGACGTAGTCGTAGGTCTGGTCGGTGATCCCGTAGGTCTCGAGCGTCAGGCCGTGGCGGCCGGCGATCTCTTGGGCCAGTTGCAGGAACTTGACCTTTTCCCACGATTTACTCCGCTTATCCTTCGCAGACTGCGGGACAGAATAGGCCCGCAGGGTGATGATGCCGGACTCGGGGACGACGCTCTCGACGAACATTTTGCCCGTCTTGGCCGCGCCGTCCTCGATGGCGATGGTGTCGCCCTTCTTGGGGTTCCACGAGTCCCACAGCTCGCGGGTGTCGTTGAGCTTGAGCAGCAGCTCGTCGCTCTGCTTTTCGGCGTACATATCGTGATAGCAGCGGTGGACGCTGATGTCCGGGTAGATGTCGACGCCTTCGTATAGGATCTTCACGGCGTCACCTCCTCCACGGCGGCAGGGTCTCCGGCGTTTCCACGGTCTCGACGATCGGGATCCGCACAGCCTCGCCGCCCTCGAAGATCAGCACGTCGCTGAGGTCGGGGTTGGCCTCGATGATGGTGCTCGCCATGCGCTCCTCGTTATAGGCAACGAGCGCGATGCTGTCGAAGGTGTCGCCGCCCTGCGCCACATAATCAATAAAGCCGACTGTCTGCTGTGACATAGGCACCGCCCTCCCTTCTGCTGAGTGCCTCGAGGATGAAGTCGATGAACTCCGGCTCGAGGTCGCGGAGCTTTCGGATCAGGGCGTCCTCGTCGGTGTCGCCCTCGACCTTGATCTGCGGCGAGAAGGACAGGCCGCTCAGGTCATAGACCACAGCCGTGCCCGATCCGCTGCTGATGGGTTCGTAGTCGGCCTCGCTGGATGCGCCCAGCATCCGGCCGGCCTCGGCCCAGTAGGACAGGTTTTGCGCCCTATATGCAGGGTTGAAGCTGATGACGGCCTCGGTCGGGTAGCGCGGATCCTCGCCCGCGATGGACGGGCCGCTCGTGAAGCCGCCGGTCGCATAGCCGGAGACGCCGGTGCTGCCGCCTCCTCCACCTCCGAACAGGCCCGCGATCTTACTGATGACGCCGGAGCCGAAGCTGACGATCTTCGATACCCAGCCGACGATCGTGCCGAGCACGTTTGCGATGGGCTCCAGAATAGCCAGCAGGGGCGAGAGGAGCGGCATGATCGCATTGAGCAGGCTCACGACCGGGGGCAGCAGGGCCTCGATCAGTTGCATCAGTGGAGGCAGCAGCGGCATGATGACGCTGTTGACGATTTGCAGGGCCACTTCCAGCAGCGGGGTGATGACCGGCAGCAGCGCGGCGATCAGGTTTGCCAGCACAGGCAGCACGGTCGAGATGATCTGCGTCAGCATCGGGAGCACGGTGGCGAGGATGCTGGCGATCGGCGGTAGAATGGCCTGAACGATCTGCATGAGCGGTGGGAGTAGCTGCTGCGCGAGATCGAGCAGAGGCGGCAGGAACGAGCCCACGAGCTGAGCCAGTAGGGGCAGGATGCCCGCAGCCAGCTCCGTGACCATTGGCATGACCTTCTTCAGGGTGTCGCCCATGCCGACGAGGAAGTCCTGCACAAACGGCATACAAGCGTTGAGCGTGTCGGTGATGACCGGGCTGATTTCCTCGAAGGTGTCGGTCAGGATCGGGGCCAGCGATGTCAGCGTGTTGGCGATCATCGACGCCATAGGCAGCAGAGCCACTTCGGCCGACCTCTTGACCGCCTCGAAGGCAGAGCCGAGGTCGTTGTACTTGACGTCGTTGATCTGTTGGAGTGCGGCGGCGCCGTCATAGGCTGCGGTCTCGATGTCCCCGAGCACGGGCAGGATGCCCGCCTCCAGATCCTCGAACTGCGAGCCAAACAGTGCGACGCCGATCTCGTTGCGCTTGAGGGGATCCTCGAGCTTGTTCAGAGCCTCGACGGTGTCGAAAAATGCAGCCTGCGCGGTCTCACCGCCGGCTGCGAAGGCCGCGAACATTTTGTCGGAGTTGAGGCCGAGGCCCTTGAAGGCTTCGGCGCTGCTGTCGCTGCCGTCTTTCGCTCTGATGTTGAACTCCTTGACGGCGTCGGCCACTTTGTCGATGCTGAACAGGCCGGCGTCAGCGCCTTCCACGAGGGAGCCCATGAACTGGTCGGCACTCAGGCCGAGGGCCGCAAACTGCGCCGAGTATTCGTTCAGGGTGTCGAGCAGGTCGCCGTTTTTGTCTGCGCCGTTCTGCGCGCCGGTGGCGATTAGGCCGTAGGCTTCTTCGGCGCTGATGTTGAAGTTTTTCATCAGAGCCGAGGCGGCTCTGGCGCTTTCGCTGATGTCGTAGTCGAAGGTGTCACGCAGCACGAAGCCGGCCGCGGTGGCCTGCTCCAATGCCTCGCCGGCCAGATCGCTCGCTTTCTGCGTAGCGGCCAGCCCTTCGGCCACGTCGTTGAAGTCCTCACCGAGGTTCTGCGCGTAGATGTTTTTCACACTCTCGCCCAGCGCGTCCAGCTCGTCGCCGGTGGCGCCGGTAGATGCGGAGAGCTGGTTCATGGCTTTGTTGTAGTCGTCGCCCAGCTCTGCCAGATACTTCCCGGCCTCGACGACCGCCTTGCCCGTCGCCACAGCGATGCCGCCCACGGCAGCACCGACGGCAACGGCCTTCCAGTTTACTTTGTCGAGGTGTCCCGCGACGTTGTCCATCGCCTTCCCGAGGGAGGGGTCGATGGTGCCGGCGAAGCTGACGACGGCCTGCATGATCTTGTTTTTGCCTGCCATCAGTGTCACCTCCTTCTGCATTTCCTGAAGTTATTCCGGGGCATTGAGGCGGCCTTGTCGCGCTGCCGCTTGGCCTCCTCGGCTGCCTCGTAGTATTCAATCAGGAAGTCGGTCAGGCGTTCCCGTCGGAGCTCGCCGACTGAGGTGTGGAAGGCTCGAGAGTAGTCTCGGACGAGCTCTCCGAGCCGCTTTCCTCGGATTGTGCCGCCGACCTCGCCGTAGTAAAATTTCGGCCGATCCTCATAAGCTCCATGACGTCGGGGCCGCTGATGCGCTCGAGGTCGCTGACGTCGATGTCGCTGTTGACGGCGACGATCGCCATCATGGCGAGATAGGCGTGCAGGGAGTAGTCGAGCTCGCAAGCGCCGGCGCTGCCGCCGCCCTTGTTGGAGGTCGCGCGGAGCTTGCGGGCCTCAGCATCGGCGAACATTCCCACGGTGATCGCGTCGGTGTCATAGGTCAGAGTCTTGACCTTTTTGCCGTTGATGGTGATGGGGTTCTGGAGTGTCAGCTTTTCCATGTGTATCTCCTTTCGATAAATAGAGGGCGCCGCCCGGAGGCGACGCCCTTCTGGTTACAGGACGCTGCGGATGTCCTTGGCGTAGTCGACGCCGCCGACGCGCATGATGGTGTTGAGCTGGTCGATCAGCCAGTATTCGTTGCCAGCGACGAAAAGCTGGTAGCGGCTGGCGGCCGGCGCGATTACCTTCTCGCTGGCG